TACACATCGTGCGAGTGGTCACTTGAATTATTATGATTGTAAAAAACAACGTAATGGAAACTGTGGTGATAAAAATAACTATATTAATAATTGCGTAAAAGGTAGGTGCGAAGTAGTTCCCAATACATTAACGCAAACACAATACAAACATAATATAACCAGACACAATCAAAATTATACTGGAATTAGTAAGAAAATGGCGTATGGTAGATATGCGCGTACAACACCTGGACTTGAAACATTTTCTAGTAAAAAAGTTACAAGTTTACAACCAAAAGTAGAGGAAAAACAAGAGTGTTTTACTAGTTACTGGTGTCCGCAACGATAAAATAACCGTCACCATAACATTTGTCGCATAAATCCCACGGCATTTTTTCTAATCCGGTAGAATTACACATAATACATTTTATACCATTACACGTTTCGCAAATTTTTACATCATACTTAATAAATCCACTACCTTTACATTTGGTGCATTGTACTTCTTTTTTATTTTTTCCAGGATAACTATTAATGATTTTTTTTCCCATCATAATTATACAATTATAAATATATAATTATGAATACAGAAATTATCTGGTTCAAAGATTGTTCTTATAAGAACAAACATCTAGTTGGTGGAAAATGTAGTTCCTTAGGAGAATTGCATTCGATCGCAAAAAGGATTGGATTTGCTATCGGCGATGGTTTCGCATTATCAATTGATATGTATGATGATTTTATCAAATATAATGAATTAGAAAATAAAATCGAAACAATGGTCAATGAGATAGATACTTCAAATATTAAAGAACTAGAAGAAAAATCAAGATCATTGCGTAATATTATATCACAAGCTTCATTTACAAAAGAACATACCGATTTAATATTTCAATATTACCATAAATTATCTCAAATATATGGAAAAGAATGCATTGAAGTAGCCGTTCGTTCCAGCGCATTGGCCGAAGATTTACCAAATGCCTCTTTTGCGGGACAACACGACACATTTTTAAATGTAAAAGGTACTAAAGAATTAATACAATCCATCAAAGAGTGTTTCGCGTCCCTTTTTAATAGCCGTGCCGTTTCTTATAGAAAAACCCATAACATTGCCTTATCTGATGTAAAGATCTCCGTAGCTATTCAAAAAATGATTCGTTCTGATATTGGCTCAGCTGGCGTAGCCTTTTCTTTAGATCCAGAAACAGGATATAATAAAGCAATAGTTATTAACTCTGCATTTGGTTTAGGCGAATTGGTTGTTTCGGGGGGCGTAAAACCAGATGAATTTATTTTAGACAAACGTGTGCTTCGCGATATTGAAGGAGACCCTATTATTATCAAGAAAAAAGGTGATAAAAATACTAAAATTGTTTACGACACCGAAAATGGAGGTGTAAAAGAAATAGAAACAGACGAATTTGAAAAATTAAATTACAGTATGTCGAACAGTCAAATGGTGACTTTAGGACGTTATTTATTACAACTTGAAAAAACATATTCCAAATTATTTGATAAAGAAATTGGCGTGGATGTTGAGTGGGCAATTGATGGAACTGACCATAATATTTATATTATCCAGACCCGTCCCGAAACTATTCATAGTAATGAAGGAGATAATTTAGAGATACAAAATTTCGTGTTAGAAGAAAAAAGTGATGTTTTAGTCACTGGTGTTGCAGTTGGTGATAAAATTAGCAGCGGAAAAGTAAAAATTTTAAAAGATATTTATGATTGTGATGATTTCAATGAAGGTGATATTTTAGTTACTGAAATGACTACACCTGATTGGGAACCTATTATGAAAATTTCTTCAGGAATTATTACCGATAAAGGCGGGAGAACGTGCCATGCCGCTATTGTAGCACGTGAATTAGGATTAAACGCTGTTGTCGGATGCAGTAATGCTACAGACAAATTAAAAGATGTCGACGAAGTAACTCTTTCTTGTGCTGAGGGTGAAACAGGTTTTATCTACAATGGACTGTTACCATTTCATATCGATAAATTGGCTTTGTCGAAAGATTTAGAACTACCCGTAAAAATGATGCTGAATGTCGGTAATCCCGAATGTGCCTTTGAAAATTCATTAATCCCTAATAGTGGTGTAGGTTTAGCGCGTTTAGAATTTATTGTAAGTAATTATATTAAAATTCATCCTTTAGCACTTTACAACTATCCTAATATTCGCGAGGATGTTCGTGAGAAAGTTTACAATGTTATTGGTAATTACGACAGTGGTAAATGGTATTATATTAAACGTTTAGCAAAAGGTATTGCTAAGATTGCTTCTGCCTTTTACCCAAGCGACGTCATTGTTCGTTTATCTGATTTTAAATCAAACGAATACCGTAACCTTATTGGTGGAGAATTATATGAACCCGATGAAGAAAATCCTATGATTGGATGGAGAGGTGCGTCTAGATATTATTCCGATGATTATAAAGATGCGTTTCAATTAGAATGTGAGGCAATTCAATATGCTAGAGATGTGATGAAAATGACCAATATTGTTGTTATGATACCGTTTTGCAGAACACCAGAAGAATGTAAACTAGTCATTGATACAATGGCGAAACACGGGTTAGTTAGAGGAGAAAATAGTTTGCGTATTTTCTTGATGTGTGAAATTCCATCCAATGTAATTGAAGCCGATCGTTTCAGTCCCATGCTTGATGGGGTATCTATTGGCGGCAATGATCTTTTGCAGTTAACACTTGGAGTTGACCGTGATAGTGATAAAATCAGTTATTTATCCAATGATCAAAACACAAGTTACCGTAGAATGATTAGTATGGCTATTAAAACATACAAAGAAAATGGTGTAAAAGTAGGATTTTGTGGACAGCAACCGTCAGACAGTATTGAGTTTTGCAAATTTTTAATAGGTGAGAATATTGATACCATATCAGTAACACCTGATTCTGCGTTAAAAACAATAGAAAATCTTGGAAAAATATAAGGATATAATATAAATGGACGACGATAGCCGCTTTTCAGTATTTGTATTAGAGAAAGATGTATTAGAATATAACCATTTTAAAGCAAAATATGAGGAATTTGACGCATTATCAAAAACAACGATCAAAGGGTTTTTTTATAAAAATTATTATAAAGATCAAAAAATGTTTTGGTATAATAAGTATATCAAAAAAATGAGTTTTTTGGAAAAACGTTACCGAAAAACAAATGTCTATACCAAGTATCACGAGCAAATGGAAACCCCATATTTGTTGGACCAAGAACCAGTAGTAGCAACTTTGGTTGAACCAACTGCACCTCCCCACTCAAATGATTTATAAATTTTGTATATAATTTATAAGCAATAACAATAAATCCAGTAAGAAAACTAATATACGTGTAGTTTACATAATTAAGAAAAGAAAATGAAACTTGTTAGGAAAATAGGGTAAAATAAATAGTAATGTATTTATTTTATTGAATTGCAATTTTTGTAAAATCTATTATATATTTTTTACTATATAATGGAAAACATTGATTGTGAAAAAATAGCAGAAGAGTTGAGTAAGTGTGTGGATAAAAATAGCACCTCCCCTCAGTGTAAAGAAGTAATTGAAACGTTTAAAACGGTTTGTGAACAAAATGCATATAAAGAGGCTATTCAAACTGAATTGGTAAAGATATATTTAGATCAATAAACAGGTAATGCGTTAATAGCACATATGTATTTTGCAAAATATATTAAAATAAATAGCAATGTGTTATTTATTTTAATGATTTATAAATTTTGCAAATTCTATTCTATATTTTTATTATATAATGGAAAACGTTGATTGTGAAAAACTTTTAAAAGAAATGCGCGAATGCGTAAAGGAACATAAAGGAACACAATCTTGTAGAGAACTCGTTGATACATTTGATAAAGTATGTAAAAAGGAACAAGAAAAAGAAGAACTTTTAAAACAATTCTTGGAATAAATTACATACGTATTATTTATAGAATGAAAATTGTAAGTAAAATTACAAACTATAATGAAACAATTAAATTATCGAATAATTTAATTGGTATTTATGAAAAACCTGTTATTTTTCATTGCTATTGGAATGGAAATTTAAATGAAAAGCACTTATATTCTGTATTGTCTTGTTATTATTTTAATGTATTAAATCGTAACCATAAAATAATTTTATGGTTAGAAAACAATACACCAAATAATATTAACAAAGAAATAATTAAATATTGTGAGATTAAACATTTTTCACATAAAGAAGAAACACAAAATACATTTCTTGAAAATATAGAAATAATTTTTATTGGAGGAAGTGCAAATGGTATAAGTGAAAAAGCAAATTTCTATAGAATGCTTCTTCTATATAATTACGGTGGGTGCTGGTTTGATTTAGATTGCTTTTTCCTAAAAAATTTTGATCCACTCTTTGTAAATTATGAAAATGAAATTGTTCTTTATCAATGGGAAAATAAAAATTATCCAAATAATGCTATATTCATATCACTGGAACCAAAATCGATAAAAATGAAAAAAAACATTCATTTTATAATTCATCATAATAGAGGATGGGGATTTCAACGAGCCGAATTAACATATGATTTACCATTAGATATATTAGTGTTACCGTGTAGTTGGTTTGATGGAGATTGGATAAATAATCCGTATAAGATTGGACCAGATAACTTTTTTAAATATTCACAAAAAGAATATACTTTTGATAATTTTTTTACAGGGGCATTTTGTTATCATTGGCATAATAGATGGAATACGAAAATTGAAGAAAATAGCATAATAAGACAATTAGTTGATTTAATTAATGCAAATTTATAATCTAAAAACCTTTATAAAAAGTTTCAAAATATTTTCATAATAAATATATTTAAATCTTTCTGTTTTAACTATATATTATATAATGAAACGTATTTATTGTGATGGAATATTTGACCTTTTTCACACAGGTCATTTAAAACACTTTAGGAAAATAGTAAATTTATTTGACGAACCGATTGTATTAATTGTAGGTGTTATATCAGATAATGTAGCGACAAATTATAAACGAAAACCGATTTTGAGTCAATATAATCGTTTCCAGATTGTGAAATCTTGTCACTATGTAAATGAATTATTTATTACAGATGTATTAGTAATGGACGAAGATTTTTTATCAAAATACAACATTGATTTTGTCGTACATGGTTTTACACAAGAGGATCGCGAAAAACAAAAGGAGTTTTTTAAAATACCTATAAAATTAGGCAAATTTAAAGAATTGGATTATCACCAAGGTGTATCGACAACACAATTAATCAATAAACCAAATATTATAAAGAAAACAACTCGAAAAAATGTAGCAAATCATTTACGTAAATATATAAATATAGGACAAAATGATGTTATCGGTGAATTTGGTTATATAGACAACGAGTTGTTGCGTTATACAAGTAATTATTATTGTATTGATAATGAAAGTCCAACAGATAGTGATGGTCCATTTCTTTTTATAGACAATACCGAAGAGATGTTTCGATATCATTATTTTAATTTTACAATCGTTAATAATTTTGAAAAATACAATGCAAAGGATGTGTTAATGAAAGAGCTTGATAGAATAACAAAAACAGGTATCTATATAGCAAATATTCAAAAAATTGAGAAACAATGGTTTTTAAATAAAGGATTTAATATTGTAAGTCACGATACATTATATAACAAAGGATACGATGTATATATAAAATACTCCGACAGTGATTATATTTGAGAAAATCATAATACAAATTAAATTTATATTATGGTATTGGCCATTTTACGACATGGACAATCCGTTTGGAATCGTGAAAACAAGTTTACAGGATTTATAGATGTACAATTATCTAATAAAGGAAAAGAGGAAGCAAAATATGCAGGAAAATTATTGCATAATATTAATTTTGACTACATTTTTTCAAGTGACTTGGTGCGTACAATTGAAACTGCCGAAATTGTAGCAAAAGAAACAAACTATAAAAATGCAATTCATCATATTTCAGATTTTAAGGAACGTGATTATGGTGATTTAACGGGTAAAAATAAAACAGAATTAGGAATAACATACGGATCAGACCAAGTAAAAACTTGGAGACGTTCTTATTATACCGGCCCTCCAAATGGTGAAAATTTAGATGATGTTGTGAAAAGAGTAGGTCGTGGATACGAACAAAACATTAAAGAGCTTTTACAAAAAAATAAAAATGTATTAATCGTAGCACACGGAAATAGTCTTCGTGCACTTTTTGTATTACTTGGAATAAAAACTCCTGACGAAATAGAACATTTTGAAATTAGTACAGGTATACCGATCAAACTTGATGTAAAAGCTAGAGATTTTTCTTACATAAATGAATACAAAATTTTCGGTCACCAAATAATCGATAGTCGCGGAAATCCAACATTAGAAGTTCAATGTATTCGCGGCGACAATAATAAAACTTTAGGAAAAGGTTCTAGTCCAAGTGGCGCATCTTGCGGTTCCACAGAAGTATGTGAATTACGTGATGGCGATAAAGATATGTTTCACGGAAAATCAGTTTATGGTGCGGTAGAAATGATATCTAGATTAAATGAGAAAATGATTTTAAATCGAAACACTGTAATTGATTTGACTAAATGTGACCAATTGTTTAACGAATTAGATGGAACAGAAATGAAAACAAAATTTGGCGGTAATACAAGTACCGCTTTAAGTTTTTGTATGTTAAATACTGCTGCTAATTTATTAGATATGGAAATGTATCAATATATTTCACACCATTATGGCTT